TTGGTGACTGCGCCACCGGCCAACGGATTCGTGGCCGATCGCTCGCTGTCCCAGAAGAACGATTGCTGTGCTCCCACAGCACCGCCAATTGAGTACGCCTTCACCTCGGTGTTATCCGACGTGCAGAATACAATCTGCCCAGGCTGGTCGGAGTACAACAAAACACCGAGAGCGTTGTCGCCAGTTACGACAAACACCTCTTCCGTTGGCACCTTGGCCGTAATCGCAGTGGTTGCAGTCGGAAGGTTGTCACCGCTGCCGAGGTCGATCGGTACGCTGTTTGTGGCAACAGTTCCGATTACCACGCCGCGACGAGATCCACCGGTCCAGTAAATGTCCAATCGCTGGCCGTCTGTGAAACCGTGACCGCTCGACATGGTCAGCGTGCCAGTGTTGTCGTCGGTGCGCGTCGACAGTGTTCCAGTTTTTGCAGCGGTGACTGTCGGCAGCTTCGGAACACAGCCATTAGTAGTGACAGTGCGCTTGCTTGGGAATGTGAACCCCAAGCAGGAAATGCTTTCGTTGATCGTGGTCGTAACAGGCATGTGGTCCTCTGATTAGGCTATGGTGATCTTGCCCGACACCTTAATAGTGGCCGTGGCTGTCATGCGGTCATCAATCGGCGCCACAGGTGCATAGCTCTTGAGCGCACCGCTGAAGCTCCATGTGGTGCCGCTGCCGAAGGTGATGACACAGGCCGAAAACGCGCCGGTGATCGGCGGCGTTGCGGTCTCATCAAAGTTCAACTCAACTTGCAGTTCGCCGTAGTCGACGAGATCCTGCATGATGAAAGTCTTAGCGTTGTTCGTGGTCGCCGTGTGCGATGTTTCGATCTCATCGCGCGTCATTTCCGGCGGCGTAACGTCGATGATTTCCGCGAGAAAACCAGTCTCAAACGCAATCGTGATTCCAAACCCTGTATCGGCCATGTTCAGTTGCCTTTGCTAATAATGGTTTCTAGTGCCGACAACCGGCCGTCCATGTGGATCATGTGCTCGCGCAAGTCGCTGAAGTCCTGGCTGGACTGATACGGCTTGCCGTTGATTTCTAGAATCTCGGACACGGAAAACGTCTGCACAACGCCCGTCTTGGTCCTGGCTTTGATCTCAATCAGGTCGCTGCTCACTAGCCTTCTCCGAATGTCGGCGCCGTGCGGAAGTAATGGACAACTAGCGTCCCCTGCAGTGCGTACTGGCTGGCATCGCTGCCTTGGTTGCTGGCTGGTATCGAGACGTTTTCAGGCTCGGACAGGAACGCACCGCGAATTGACGTTGTCGCCCATGCGCCGCTGTATCCGTCCAGTTCGTCTCGCAGGATCTCGTAAAGTTGATGTGATTTGACGTATGTTTTCGCGCGGCAGGTGATCTGGATTGCAGCTTCAGCCAGGCCCGATGCCCCGCGTGCGTGATAAAACTTGTCGCCGCCCATCTGTTGATAGACGATAAACGGCGGCTCTTTCTTCTGTGGTGCCTTGTCTCCGAATATGCCGTTAGTCGTGCCCACCACATCGGTGATTGCGGTTCGCGTTGCCATGTATGTCGCCAAAGCGAATTCAATCATTTCTTACTCGCTAGTTTGGCGGCTTCACGTTCGATCCCGGTTGCGATTCCCTTTTCCATTGCGGCTTGCGACTGCGCCCCAACAGCGTCAATGGCGCGGTCCATAAAGTGTTGCGCTTTCGCGCCCGGATGATGGATCACAAATCCGGCTGGCAGTTTTCGCCACGGCTTACCCAGCTTGATTAAGTGTGGCTTTGTTCCCAGGTCGACCAGAAACGCATGCGGTGCGGCTTTTGCTTTCGGCCCCGCGACTACCATCACGGTCCCATTCTTGTAAATCTTTGGCGATGTCTTGCTGATCGTCTTTCGCAGGTGTTCTCGCTGTGATCCATCTGGATTGCGTCCCGCTCCGAGTCTCACTAACTTCTTCGCAGCCTTGACCACGGGCGTTGCCGCTTTTGCCGTGGCTGACTTCAGGACTTTCTTCTGAACTTTCTCCGGCAGCACCTTTAATGCTTTGAGTAGCGGCTTAATCCCCGTGATCTGCACTGTCTTTTTGCGACTGGCCATCACACAGCCTCTTTCACCTCAATAATCACTTCATTGCCGGTCTTGTTGATCAGGTCGGAATAGGTGATCTCGTAGACATAAGGCCCATCTCGCAGTCGCCACTCAGGATGGTCGTGCAGGCTTCGAGACAGTGCCGTTGACGGCGAGAAAAATACGTTTTCAGTGTCGGCTTGCGTCTGCTTGAACACATAGGCTTCTTTGCCGCCGCGAGTCACTGCGCGGGCTCGGATCTGCCCCACTGTTACCCAGCTCGCATCGGTCGCCAGGTCCGGTTGCCCAGCGGCGTCAACTGCTGCCCCCGGCTTCTCCACAGTGAGCGTGTGCGTGCAGCGCTGCGGCATCTCATTGCATCCGCCGCACTTCATACCACTCCTCCGAATGTTCTCAGCCGCTCAATCATCGTCCAGTAGTTGTCGCCCAGATCGCAGCCGTGATACAGGCCGCGAACCACGGACAGAACCACTCGCTTAGTCAGATGTGGCACCACTGCTGCGGTCGCGTAGCCACACACAAACTGGACTTCGACCGCATTCACGCGGCAATCCGTGGTCGGCCAGATTTGCCCATAAACAGGACGAATCCGGGCTGGTTGGCTGACGAGATCGGTCTCATATAAGGCTGACGAGAGCGTGGTTAAGACGCTGCTCGTGTAGTATTTCACATGCGTCACAGCCGTTACTGGCACGCGACGCAGTTCAAGTTCGTGACATGGAAACCGGTCAAAGTAAACCGTCCAAGTCTGCGATATGATGATCTGGCGTGCGTCTCGCTCAACCTGTTCGGCTGCGGCGAGCAACAGGCTCAGGATATGGGTGTCTTGATCGGTATCGTTGCGGATATCGAGTTCGGCTTTAGCATCGTCCAGCCATGACGCCATGATCGATGGCGATCGTGGCGCCGGTGGCTGGTATGCTCCTAGAAGTGCATCTTGTGAGTAACGTGTCACTGTCGACCTATTCGTAGAAGACTGTGAACGTCCCGGTTTTCGTGTCGCCACCGCCTGCAATCACGATCTTTACCCGCTCGTTGAAGACGCGAATGTGATCGTAAACGCCAGTGAGATCCGCCCCGGTTGTGCCGTCGTTCAGTTCCTTCGGCACAACCGTCTCGGTGGCAGTGATATTGGTATCAACCCAGACATCTCGTAATGAGGTCTCGGTTGTGATGGTGAAATCGGCCGTGTCCGCGTAGTCAGTCTTTTCGTATTTCACAGCGATGATCTTGCCACGAATCACGCTCGTGTATTCGGTAGCAGACCCGTCTGCGATTGTGGTCACGGTCACTTCTGTTGATTGTGGAAACGCCACGTCAGCCCCCTTGATTAGCGAAGGCCGAGGAAGCGGATATAGTCCATCTGCAGGGTCTCAGCCGCGCCAGTCGGACCAGCCTTGATGCCGAATACCAACTTACTGGCGGTCATGCCTGCCAGAGTCAGGTTCTGCGGCGTGCCGGCGACTAGAGCACTTGAGCCATCGACGCTGTAGTACGGCGTGATGACACTTGTGGTGCCAGTGCCGTCACAATAGAACCCAACCCGAGTCCACGTGTCGCTGACAAAAGTTGCCATCGCCGTGGTCGTGTTCTGGGTTGTGCCGTTTGAGGTCTCGAAGTCGATGGTCATGGTCGCTTCATCCTTCCAGATGAGGCAGCCATCGTAATCAGCAAGAGGCCCGGCGGTGTTTGCCTGAAGCCCACCGGTTGTGGTTGTGTCAGTCAACCCGACCCACCACGCTGACTCATTCGTGGTTGCTTCTGCAACCTTGAACCGAGCTTCAAACCAGCACTTTTTCGCCAGCCCGAGATTGAACATCTCGTTAACGCTGGTCATGGCGTGATAGTCATTGTCGGCCGCAGCCGTCACGACGTTGTAAACGCCGCCTGCCACGTTCTGGAAGGCATTAGTGCCAGTGCCGGCATCGTCGACCGAGGTGTAAGCCTGGACGTCGCTGGCCGTTGCTGATGCC